CCAAGTAGAAATTCTTTAGCACCAGCTCCTATACCGCGAGCAATGCTTGTTTCTTCTTGTTTTTCCGCTTCTTTTGCAGGAGTAACCACAAACCCACCTTGTTCAGGCTGTTTTTCTTCTTCCTGCTCTGGCTCTGTAATGATGAATGGCATATCTTTCCTACTTTTGTTTTACCCAACGGCTTCCGTTGTAGATGAACTTCTCTCCTGTATCCGAATTAACGGCAGTAGCTCCCTTCTGAACTCCACTACTAGGTAGCTTATTAAAAACCTTCTCTGACTCAGGTGATGCAACTTGCTGATCAAACTTCTGAAGTGAGGAATCGGCTTTCTTCTGAAGATTCAGGAACTCTCTGTTTGGAATATTCTCGCCGTATTTTTCTATTAGCTCACCTAACCCTGATTGAAAACTTGACGCATCCTTTGCGAGTGTTCTGAGAGCATTGATCTTACCGCGAATTTGTTCCTGTGTATCCATTGGAGAGACAGAGAACGTTTCACGTATCCATTCTAATTTCTTTTGCGGAAGAACACCTGCTTTGTTGAAGACTTTGATAACACCGTCAAGTGCCAGGTTACCTCTGTTTCTGAACTCTGTGAATTCTTTTCCAGACCACAAGAATTCTCCTGTTGCTATACCTTTGGCACGTCCAACATTTTCGATCTGACCTTCAAGATAATCGAGGTTTTCGGTTAGATTTCTTGTAGCATCATCTCCGCCTTGCATGTAGTCAATGACAGCACTTGCCTTGAATTCATTGATCTTTTTGTCAAAGGTGGTTTCTCCCTTTTGGTCTTTTTTGAAGAACTGAAGTGCTTGGAATGGATCTCCTCCCTCACGACCATACGTTTGAACAAACGCTTGTCGTCCTTCGTCCGTATCCAGACCACCCTTATTTATTGCTTCGTCAAAAGCAGACTTAAAAGCGTTTTGCTTTCTAGCTGATTGATAGGCTTGGGAAAGTCCCTGAAGCTGTGCTGGATCAGCGCCGGAAGCCAGTGCCTGAGAATAAGCTTTAGCAATCATATTTGGATCGCCCTGAGCAGATTCCATTCCAGTTTGGAAGGCTTCAAGACCTTGTCTTTGCTGCGCTTGCTGATTACGAAATTGCAGTGCCTGAGATAAGGCTGATCCTGCTCCCGCAATTCCGGCGCCTAACCCTGATTGATCCTGTAAAACGATAGGTGCTGGCATTATTTAGCCTCCAGTTGTACGATTTTCTCGTTTAACTCCTGTATAGCATTGATCATTAGACCCATGACTCCGTAAAGATCTACATGTAAAATACCATCCTTATTCGCAGTTAATTCCTTTGGAATATCTTCTGCGAGGAGTCCAACTCGGTCCTTCTGACCACCTACATCTTCGATGTAGTCATACTGCTTAACATCGAGCTTTTCCAAGTCTTCAAGACCTTTTTCATACTCTCTGATGTTTTCTTTTACATCTTTGGAAGACATCATTGCCGCAGCTCCAATCTGACCGCCAGCTTGTACTAATGGTCCGAGTATGCCTTGTTGTTGCTGAATCAATGGAGAGAATGTCTGTCCGGTGAGAAGTGGTAGGAATTGATTGATTGCGTTTTGCTGCATTCCCTGTTGATTCTGGAAAAACTGACCGTATTGGCTTCCCAATGCTGTCGATAGATCACCAGCACTCTGAGCTAATGCTTGGTTTAATGCAGACGATGAACTTGCATTAGCATCAGCAAATCTTTGCTGAATACCAGGGACTACCTGCTGTTCAAACGTTTGCATTGCTGGATCTACATATGCCTTTTGAAACACAGAGTCCATTTCTTCTTGGCCCATCGGCTGCAAGAAGTTCTGAAATGATTGAAGAAAATCTGGTCCTAACCCCTGAAGCGTTTGGCTATAAAGCTGTTGTTGCTCCGGAGTTAGCATACTGATGTTCTTCTTGTGGCTGCTTCCGCCCATCAGTGTCTTGCCCATTCTTTACCTCCTGGTATTCCATTAACACGCTTTTTGACCGCTTAAACCCATGTCTTTCGCTGTGTTTTGGGTAATTTGTAATCCAATAAACTTTCTTTAATTTTAGTTTCTTTACTATTTCTTTTACATGATCACCCACTCTTTTTACAGCTTTTCCTTGTCCCCAATACTCTTTGTCCATGGAGAAGGTGTTAATCACCGCATCTTTGCTGAGTGGATCTATGATAAACCACAAGAAACCTTTGACTATATTCTGGTCATCTACCAATACATATAAATGGTTGAAGGGATTAAGTGTTGGTCCATCTTTTCCTTGGACCAAACAATTTATCTCTTGGTATTTGTAGAAATCCTCTACTTCATAATCCCTATCTCTGATCTGTTCGACCAAATATTTAGGGATGTGCACTGGGGAAAATACCCTTACCCATCTTAGTTCGTCTATTTTACAGCTCATCTTGTTGTCCTATGTACCTAATGTGGCCTATAAGTTGACCTGCTGCAACTGAACCTTGATTTGCTGTCGTGAATGCACTTCCGCAGTTCCATATCTCACCACGATAAGTGTCATCAATAGCATTAATCACGCACTCAGTTCCTCCCGTATATGTAAATATGGAAGGCTGCACCACCCCAACAAAGGGTTTTTGGTTGGTTACTGCAACTTTGTAAGGCAACTCCACATACATGTTGCCCGTTATTGCTCCTGTGTTTGCTGTCCATTTGATATCAAACCAAACGTCAACAAATATTCCTTGTCTATGAACCCACCCTATCTGATGGTCATAGGTAAATGTTGTACCGGCATTCGCTGTGTCTTTTAGAATTGGAGTCCATTTTCTGTTAGGCTCTGAAAAATCAGCCCTAATGTCACCGTTGATTCCTTGCGCTAGCTGTTCGTACATCCCTTGCAGATTGAAGATTAATTCGCGTAAGTAGCGATCTAAATCTTCAGGCTTACCACTCTTGATCATCTCGCTGTGAAGAGGAAAAATGATATTTGCAGGAACCGTCATCCTAGCGTCCTCCTTCCTCTCGGCCTAAACCATGGCTTAATGGCATGGATTTTCAAGGGTCTGTTCGCCCCTTCGCTAAAGACCTGGATTTGATGAACATATCCAATTCCTCCGCCATAAACGCGCTTCCAAACCTTTGTTCTGTAGAACTTATTTTCAAAGATTTGACCACCGGAAGTGTATGTGCCAAATCCTGTAGCATCGATGGCAACTGTAAACGTATCTCCATCAACAACGGTCACTATCAGTTCTATATCGTTTGCTTCCGTCATTCCTTCAACACCGTAGATATAGATTCTATCGTTGTTGGCAAGGCCGTGTTTCCCTGAGGAAATCGTTAAACCCTGTGTAGGATCTCCACCATTAGTAAGAACAATATTGCTAATCGAACTGCGGTATCCTAGATCTGGGATAAGATCCATTCCCTGGATTAGATAGGGATTTTCATTGTTGTTCTTGTAGAATTCGATTGAAAGCTTGGTCTTTTGATCGCTATCACAAAAGAAATCCACATAACCAAGCTGTGCTTCAACCCCTTGGTCTTTAAATGGGTTCCATCCAGCGCTTTCAAGGGTGAATTTTATCGATGTTCCATCATCGCTACCTTCTGTTTCTAGAATATGGATGGCACCGGCACGATCACCGCCAAGGAAGATTTCAGCTCCTTCTGACCAAAAGAACGAAAAAGCTGTTTCATCGTTAAGATCTTCAGCTGCGACATCCAAATCATTAGCCGCGATAAAGTCTTGCGCCGCATAGTCTATGGAAACACCGCCGTATCCTAAGGCGTTCATGTCGACTACACTGCTTGAAACTTCCCTTGTGAACTCGTATTTAGAGTAAGCACCAGATTCATCATCGTAGATTAGGGCAGCGTTAGAATCGTCACTTTCTCCCTCTGGATAAAGGATCCATGTTCTTCTAGATGAATAGCTCCTAGCAGCGAAAACCTTGCCAAACTGAGAATCATTGATGTCGTCATCAACAAAGTCTTCGATTCTTTCATCTACCCTGCGAGTTTCCACACCATCAGTAGCGGTGATACCGCGCTGACCAAGTGCCACGACGTACCGGTCGTACCCAACGGTTGCCATTTTTCCATCACAGGCTCGAAAATCATTAATCTTATCCCAACGGAAAGGTAAAGCAGGATCAGGAACAGGACGAAGAGTCCAGACACTATCAGTAAAATTAACAATGATAACGTCTTGAAGAGCACGGGCAGAAATAATCTGTTCACCAGTTGGTGCATCAACAAAACCACCTCCTCCAGGTACGGAATCATCCCAATTGCTTGGGTCTTGTGCTGCACACCATCTCGCTCTCTGAGGAAATGTGTTGGTGTTTGCCCCATTAAATTCAAATGTGTGAAGACAAACAAGACGTTGTTTTATGCTAAATAGATGTTTGCACCCATACAATGTGTCTGTTCCGTTCAAAGATGGTTGGAACTGATCAACCCTTGCTGCTGAAGCGTCGTATAGAACAATCCCATCTGTTCCAGGTGTAGCGCCAGTGAACGCTTTACCATTGGTTATGTAGACTCGATTTACAGACCCAGCATGTTGCCAGTTAGCTGCCCAAATGTAATCCAGATTTGTAGATGCCCAGACGTCTGAATCCGTACGTAGTGTTGATGTGCTATCGAAAAGATCCAAAGGCTCGAAAAGATTAGTTGTTGCATTATAGATAGCCACCCTTTGGGTATCAGAGATAAGAAGCTGTCTTGTATTGTCCGACCCAATGTATCGGAATATTCCCATGATCCTAAGTCCAGGGAAAGTTCCAAGGTATCCAGTTCCTACGGTATAAGCTCCCAGTGCAGTTCCATCGACTGGTGACCCACCGGAATCTGTTAGGGAAAATGTTGTCGGACTGACGACTGTGATTGTGTACTTCTGGCCGTTGAGGTTTGGCCAAGTTCCTCCGGCGAGATAGTGCAACGAGACAGTATCGCCAGTGGTAAGATCAGCAGTAGTAGTAACCGTGAAAATGGCGGGGTTTGCATTCGTTGCAGCAGATATTGGTCTTCCATGTAC